CGATGGCGTTCGCCTACGCAGTCAAGCGGTACACCACGGAAGGAGTTTCGATTGGTGACACGCTGGAGCGGTTGGGTCTTAGACCGAAAATCAAGATCTGGCCGTCATTGAAGGGGGCGACGTTCCTTAAAGGTTCGTTTTTCCATTCATCACTTGGCGAAATCGGTTGGTATCCTATACCGAATTGTGCTAAGTGGGGGAAGTTTTTGACTAACCCGGCTGCGATGGCCCGAGAAGGTGGGGAGCACCGTTCCGTTGTAACCCCTCATCGGGCGGCCTTGCGCATTTTGCAAGCGTCAGCTTTGTCCGTGAAGATTCCGGACAATATGCCGATCATGGCAGCATATAAGCGTGCTGCTTTGAGGGTGACAGAAGAGGAAGAGGTCACTGCCGCTTTGATTGAGAGAGTTAAGACGATCCGTAGGTGGCGCCGAACCGATTCGGCGGCGTCTGATACGGTGGCGCGAGATGAAGTGTTGGACTTCATCGAGGAAAGATATGGTCTTTCCCAACAGGATGTGGAAGATGCGGAAGCTCTTCTTGATTCTGTTGTTTCGGCGCCATTTTTCGTTAGTCACCCTGTGTTCCGGGTGATGTCAGAGGTCGACTACGGATGAGCGTAGTCGGCCTCCCGGGTTAGCCCACTTGACGGAGTGAAAGGGGACTGGGAGTCCCTACCTAGGCTAAGCTTCCGTGGTCGTGTCCCGTTTTGGGGGGACACCACGCCCAAATCCAAAATACCTATTGAAGGTCGATTTGAAATTGCGAATGTATAACGGCAATGCGAAAAAGAGAAGCGACGTCTTTGAGATGGAGCGCGGACTGGACAATCTCGGACTTTCGAAGTCTGGGAAAGAGTTCGTCATCGCCGCCTCGGACGTATTCCATGACCGTGAGCTAGCGGTGGATGGTGTTCCGGACTTTCGTACTCATCGTACGATCGTCCAGAAGATCACAAGGACGACGACTTTTTCTCGTCCGTCCACTGTTGCTCCGGGCAATAATTGGAACTTACACATCTTCTCCACGCCTATCAATCAGACTGTCACGTCCTACCTTGCGACAAATCAAGGGACAGGACAGGTCCTCAATCGAGCGGCCGACGTCTATGATGGGCAGTTGGCAGGGGATGGTTTTGGGACGCAAGGATTAATTACGTGTGTTCAGCAGGCCTCTAACAATGAGGTACTGTATCCACCTCCCACGGTAAACACATTGGTGACAGGCTTGTCCCCGACTAGTTATGCGTTTGCGGGCTTGAAGCCCCAAGATAACTACTCGTCAGGACAACACCGTGTGTTTGCTGCTGGTTTTGAGGTGTCGATGACTGCGAACACGTTAAATGATGGAGGAAATGTGATTGTGTACAGACAAGCTGCGTCGGTCACTGAGTCTCAGGGGACGATTAACGATGTCGGAGCAAGAGGCTTCGTCGCGTTACCCTCTGTACAGTCTCGGGGCCCACCCAGGGATGTTAGCACCGCCATGACGCTGCCGGGTTCTCGCCGGTGGCCAGCGAAGCAAGGTTGTTATGTGCCGCTGTTGTTAGCGGAGAACGACCTTCCTTTTCGCCAATTGCGAGGTACTTTATATCAAACGTCTGTTGACACTATTCCAGAGCCAACGGCTACTACGATGGGAATGTCTCCCGTCCAGTCCTGGCCTGCGACATCTCCCCCACTCGGGCCCTTGTGCGGGCCCGCGGGGTTGAGTACTAATTTCTTTCATTGTTCTGGTGCTTTCTTTGAGGGCATCAACGATCTAGCGTCACTTACTGTAGTGGCTTGTTTTTATGTAGAACGTGAACCGAGTGTGACGGAATCGGATCTCATTGTTCTTGCACGGCCGTCGCCCCCAGCAGATGAATTGGCTTGGAGGGTGTATAGCGAGATGGTGCGTATGAGCCCTGCTGGTGTTCCTGTCGCGGACAACACTGCGGGGGCCTTTTTCAAGAGTCTCATGATGGGACTCGCCACGGAAGTTCTCCCTATGGTGGGGCGAGCCGTCGGACGCCGGTTAATAGCATATAGTGGGTCGGCAGGGCCCGCTATTGCTCGTAAGCAAGTTCTTACGCAGGTTGTCACGAGTGGCGCGCGGGCCGGCAAACCGGCCAAGAAACGAGCGGCTAAGAAAAAGAAGAAACTTATTATGCGTCGTTAAGCGTGGAGTTTAAAATCTCAACACAAAATTTTTGTTTCGCAAGTGTAGAATAGCGAGTTCATGAGCAATGTCTCCCTCCTAACCCATATCGTAGCTTAAGTAGAAAAGCCCTCGATTATAGTCGAGAAGATCCCGGTGCAATTCCGGGTTGTGTGGAGGTGGAGGTTAAGGTTGTTTGTTGGATTGATGGCAAGAGGACCGACACAAAAACCCAAAAAGGACTCTAATAGAGAGAGTTTTGACGTTTTAGGAAACGTTTGTTTTCCCGATTTCGTAAAATCGTGGACCTG